CGTATTGTGCGAGATCGCTGGGAATCAAGAAGCGATTACCCAAAGAAAAGCAGAACGATCCGAACACTCCCAACAACCTAAGTCGTAAGCGCTGGAAGTGCAAAGGCGCTAAGTCGATGAAAGGCAGAGCCGCAAAAGGTGCGAAATATGAGTAGGCAAAAAGGACTCTGGGACAACATCCACGCAAAACGTAAGCGCATCAAAAGACAAAAGTCTGAAGGCAGAACGCCCGAGAGAATGAGAAGTCCCGGCGATGCAGGCGCACCGACTGCTGAGGCGCTTAGACGATCACAAAGGCGTAGAGGCCCACAAGGAGCGACATACGAATAATGGCTACTGTCGCACAGGTTGCAAAAGCATCCTTACAAAGAATATTAGTACAGGCCAGCGAAGCACCGCTGGAGCCTGATGAATATAATGACTTCATCTTTGCGATGAATAACTACATGACCGAGCTAGACGCTCAAGGTGTGTCTTTAGGATATACCGAGGTATCTGACTTAGGTGATGAGGTAACGATTCCCACAGGCGCTCTGAGAGGCTTGATTGCCAATATGGCGATAGAGGTTGCACCTGACTACAACGGCGTGATTTCGCAAGGTTTGGTCAAGGCTGCACGGGATGGATTTAACACAATGCGGTTGATCGGGCAGACGATGGGAGAGACCAAGAATCCTTCTACGTTGCCTATTGGCTCTGGAAACGAAGATATGCTGTATGGCTTTCCCGGTCATTTTTATCCAGATGAGGAAGCTGTCATTCTGGCAGAGACTACAGGCGCAATAGGTTTGGAGCTGAATACAAATGGTTGATAGAGCGCAAGGCCGTAAAAAGTCCGATTTTGTAGCTAAGAGCGCGGTAGATGCTGGCGCTTATATGGACTACTTCGTAAACGGCACAAACTACAAGATAAGCTACGCTAACTTTGTTGGTGGTCTAGGTGTTACTGGCTCAATTGAACAAGACGGCGCGCCTACAGGCGTTGCTGTGTTAGACATTGACGGCACGGTCAATAAGATCAGAAATGTGGAAAGCGGTGCAGGCATTTTGGCAAGCGTATCGGCTCAGAACGGCGTAGAGATCAAGCACAACTTTAGCGCTGACTCTACAGGAACTCCGTTGCTTCTAAACATAAATGACGCAACTCCTGACATTGCGAGTCTGGTAGCAGGAAATAGAATAAGCCTTACTCCTTCAGGTAATCACGTCACAGTTGCTGTTATTGAGCAGCCCAGATACGGGACTGTTCATATGCAAGGAAATTCAACTCCTACTGTAATTTCTGCTACTAGCACTCCTACGAAGGTTGTTGGAACTTTTACGACAGATATTGTCTCGCAATTTTTAGGAAACAATAACGGGCGTTTAACTTATACAGGAACATCAACTATTGTCCTCAGAGTAAATGCGACTGTAAGTTTCCAAAGCGCAACATCTCCAAATCAAGACGTAAGTATTTACTTGGCAAAAAATGGTGCAGCGATTGCTGGTACAAAGATTATTAGGCAGGTTGATACGTCAGGAGGAGCAAACGCTGGGACGTTTTTTAACATATCGTTTTCCACAAACGACTATGTTGAGCTTTTTGTTTCAAACGATACAAGCACAGATAATATTATTGTAAGTGACACAATACTGAGCATCTTCTAATGCCGAAAGTAGTGCTGCCAATAGCAAACGGATATTACGAGAGTGATTCTCTGCCGATATCAGCGCAGGAATGCACTAACTTCTATCCAAATATTGCTCAGGCTCCTGCGTTGAATCAGGAGACTCTGTTTGGCACACCCGGTTTTGTTGAGGTTGCTAGAGCAAGTGATTTAGATAGCAACAGAGGCGCGCACGAAATGAATGGCGTTCCTTACTTTGTTATTGGAGATGCGCTCTATAGTATGGCTGATGATTTCGCTCTCACTAACAGAGGAGCCATTAGCGGAACCGGAAGAGTGTCAATGGCCGATAACGGCACTCAGATGCTTATTCTTGATCCCGGCGGTAATGGTTTTATCTACAATCACACGACAACCACGCTGACACAGATTACAGACCCAGACTTTACCGCTAACGGTAATCCGCAAATAGTCGTATACATTGATGGTTATTTCTGCCTGACTACGGACTCCAAGAAGTTTATCGTCAGTGCTTTGAATGATGGCCTGTCTTATAACGCGCTAGACTTTGGCACTGCTGAGTCTGATCCAGATGAGATTGTTGCTCCTGTCGTTTTCAAGAACCAGTTATTTATCGGAGGTTCGCAGACGATAGAAGCATTTCAAAACATTGGCGGCGCTGACTTTCCGTTTCAGCGTACCGGATTGTTTTTGAGCAAAGGCATAGCTAGTCCGTTTAGCATTCAGTCTATACAAGACACGTTTGTGTTTGTCGGATCAGGAGAAAATGAAAGTCCTGCCATATGGGCTCTTAACGGTAACAGCGTTGCAAAGATATCTACCACCGCTATCGATAAAGAATTAGGAAAATTAACGGAGTCACAAATAGAAAGCATTTATAGCTGGGCATACGCTCAGAAAGGTGCTTATTTTGTTGGTTTTGCTCTTCCTAGTAGTACCTTTGTGTATGACACAATTAGCAAGAGATGGCATGAGAGAAAGTCTTTGATAGACGGTTCTCTTGGCGCATACCGAGTGACAAGTCTTGTTAGAGCTTATAATCAGATATGGGCTGGTGATCTTGTCGATGGACGTATAGGAAGGTTAGATCAAGAAGTATACAAAGAATATGATAACGTCATACAGCGCACGATTGTGACGCAGCCTTTCCAAAGTAATATGGATGCGTTTATGGTTCCAGAAATGGAGATGACCGTAGAGTCTGGTGTAGGCAATACAGACAGCGTTAATCCGCAAATTGGAATGTCCAGAAGTAAGAATGGCAAAACGTGGGCAGATACTAGATACAGAACATTAGGCAAGATAGGTGAATTTGATCATCGTGCCATATGGCGAAGGAATGGCCGCGCAGCAAGGTTCGAGCTTTTTAGATTTACGATGAGTGATCCTGTGAAGCCGGTTTTAATACAACTAACTGCCGAGGTTCAAACAGTAGCGTGACGTATAAGTTAAACGTAGCCCAGCCGATAGTAGAAGGTGATGGCACTATGGCTCAGGCTTTTAGGCAGTTTACTCAGGAGGCTGCGCTTAGTATTCCGATCATCGGAACTGGCAGCCCAGAAGGCGTTGTAGAGGCAAGGCAGTATAGTTTATACATTGATGAAACTGGCAGCACTGGCGCGTTGCAGTATCGAAAAATGCAGCCCAGTATTGCTGGAGATAGAACTAGAGGATGGGTTGCGGTTTGATTGAGAGAACGTCTGACGAGCAGTTTATTAGCGACTTTGTTTTGAAAAGCGAAGTGTTTGATGAAATATCCGAAGACAACTTTTCAAGAGATGAATGGCAACCTGACATGAACAGCGGTTGGTTTGTTCATAAAGAAGACAATGAAGTTTGTGGATTATGGTTAGCTGAACTAAGAAACGGTACTACATTAGAAATACATCCGATTGTTCCAAAGAAGTACCGAGGAAAAAAAGCCTACAAAGGTGCAAAAGAGTTTTTTAGTTGGATAACCAAGAACACAAACTATCAGAAAGTAAACGCTGAGATAGCGACTTGCTATCCAAATGCAAAGATGTTTGCCATACAGTGTGGAATGAAAGTAGAAGGCAAAATACGCGCTTCATTTCAGAAAAACGGCAAGCTGCACGATCAATGGATGTTGGGTATAACCCGCGAAGAATTAGAGGCTCGATATGACTAATTTGGTAAAAAAGCTGTTTGGCGATCCGGGAAACGATGAAGCCATCGAGCGGCAAGAAAAAAGTAATGAGCTGCTTCGTGAGTTTATAGCCAATCAAACTAATATGGCTCGTGCTGATATTCGTAATACGTTGCCGAGTATGCAAGCTGCAATGACCGCAGGCACTGAGGCTGGTTTTGATATTTATAATCAAACTATGCCGCAGCAAATGCAGGCTATGACCGGAGGAAATGTCGCTGCACAAAGATCAATACTTGATGGTATGCCAATATACGAGCAAGCGATTCGTGGCGGTGCAATAGATTATAGTGCTTTGAAGCCATATCAAAATAGCATTGATATGTCTTTTGCTAATCAGCAACTGCCAGAAGCTGTAGCGAATCCTGAATACATTGCTATGGAAGCGGGGCGTGTTGATCCGACTAGCCCATACATCAGTCCTAAGTTTCAGAATATGCAAAGTCAAATGTTGCACAATCCAAACGTAGCAGTTACGCAAGGTCTTGGCGGTCAGCAAATGCCTGACGATATTGATTATGCGGCTTTTGCTGAATATCAAGCTAAAAATGGGAGAATCGGCTAATGGCTAGAACAATAGAAGATATGGAAGGTATGTTAGCTGGTGTCCGAGGCCCGACAGCAGAAGATTTAGCAGTAAATTTTATAAGAAGCAATCCTTCCGCATCGCCAGATAAAATGGCTGAAGTGATTCAACGCTTCGGTGCTGATATAAACTTAGTTGCCGATGCGGTAGGTGTTCCTCGCTCAGAAGCAAATGCTGCTTACAATTCATTTTTAGACAGACAATCTGGATTTTCTGCTGAGGCACAGAACGCTGCTGCGAAGGCGGAAGAGGCCGCTGCTGCTAAGGCTGCTGCGGATGCCGCTGCTGCTGCGGATGCTGCTGGCGCTCAAATGCAAGCAGCCGCTCAAGCTGCCGCCGCTGCTCAGGCTCAGGCTGCTGCTGCCTCTGAGCCAAGTCCAATAGACAAAGTAAAAGAATTTATTGGTCAAGGCGGTAAGTCAGATAGAGAAATTTATCGTGAAATAGTTAAGCAAGGTGTTGACTTAGGACAAATTGCTAATGCTGTTGGTGTGCCATTGGACGAGGCTACATCAAGATTTACCAGAGCCAAAGAGCTAGAACAGATTGATGAATATGCGGCAATGGGGCCGGAAGCTGTAGCAAAAGAGTTTCCAAATGGCGTACCAGATAACCTGATCGCTAGGTACATCAACGAAACAGGACAAGATGACGCAACCATAGCGGCAACGATGGATCGCTTTGGTGTGACTCCTGATGATGTTTCTAGAGCTACTGGGATACCGTTGTCTGAAGCAATGCGTAGATACAGAATTGCCAGAGGCGATACTGTGCAAACTGGCGGGACTAGCAGCGCTGCTGTGCAAACACCTGCCTCTACAACTGCACTAGCTGGACGAGCAGGATCAGAAGGACAAACAGGACTCGCTGGCGCTGAAAGAGCTGCTGGGCTAGGTCTGTCTGGCGCTAATCAGGCAATTGCTCAAGGTGTTGAGCAGGCTAGGAGAGATATAGGCCAAACATCCAGAGTCGCTGGGCAACAGCTAGATATTGGTGCTGGAGAAGCCGCTCAAGCTATTACAGGTGGAACACAGGCCGGTTTGAGTGCCTTGTATCAAGGTCTGGGCGGCGCAAGAACTGATCTCCAAGCGGCTCAGGAGGCTGCTGCTCAGCAGTATCGTGCAGGACTAGGCGATATCACTGCTGCGAGAGATTTAGCTTCTCAGCAAGTATCTGACGCGTTTGGTCAAGCTGGCGCAAGATTCGATCCGTACTCTCAAGCTGGTCAAGCTGCTTTACAGCAGCAACTAGCACTATCTGGCGCGTTAGGCCCAGAGGCATTCCAGCAGGCTTATCAGGAAAGCCCACAGATGCAATTCCTGCGCGAGCAAGGTGAACGTGCAGCTCTTCGCACAGCAGCCGCAAGAGGCGGTGTGGGCGGCGGTAACGTGATGAAGGAGCTGTCTAGGTTCAACACTGGTTTAGCCTCTCAGGACTTACAACAGCAAATAGCAAACCTAGCTGCTCTTGGCGGTCAAGGATTGCAAGCTACTGGACAGCAGGCTCAGCTAGGAGCGCAGGCAGGTCAATTACAGGCTGGGTTACAGACAGATGCAGCCAGACAACTTGCGGCGCAACGCGGTCAATTAGCGGCTTCTCAGCTTGGCACTGGAGGTCAACTTGCTGGTCTTGGGACTATGGCTGGTCAGCAAGGTCTTTCTGCTCTTACTGGCGCAGGTAGTCAGTTAGCGGATATTGCGTCTGGACGAGGATTGGCGCAGTCTCAGCTTTCTCAAAGAACAGGAAGCCAACTGGCAGATTATGGAATGACCGGAGCGCTGCAAGGCGCACAGAACATCTACGGTACTGGTAGAGATATCTCTGCAC